ATAGATGAAGCAGCTCACATTTCTAATTCAGAAGAAATTTGGACAGCTGCACAATCTACATTAGCTACGGGTGGTAGTTGTATATTATTATCGACACCTAATGGAGTAGGTAATTTGTTTCATAGAATTTGGCAGGAATCTTTAAATGGAGGAGATTTTACTTCCGTATTTCTACCATGGACTGTTCATCCTGAGAGGGATTGGAAGTGGCGAAAGGAGCAAGATATATTATTAGGAGAAAAAGCAGCGGCTCAAGAATGTGATGGTGACTTCTTAACATCCGGACATACCGTGGTAGATGGTAGTATTTTAGTATGGTATGAAAATAATTGCGTAAAAGACCCAATAGAAAAAAGAGGTGAGACTGGGGATTTATGGGTATGGAAGTATCCTGAAAGTGATTGTACTTACGTTGTATGTGCCGATGTATCTAGGGGAGATTCTTCTGACTTTTCTGCTTTTCATGTTTTAAATATAGAGACGTTAGAACAAGTTGCAGAATTTAAGAGTATGATTGGCACCACCGAATTTGGACATTTATTAATGAGCATAGCCTCCGAATATAATGGAGCTTTACTTGCTATTGAAAATGCGTATGTTGGTTGGGCAGTTCTACAAACTATCATAGATTTAGGGTATCAGAATTTGTATTATACTTTCAGGAATGACCCTTTTGTAGACCCAGACGTGCATGTTAACATAAATCAAGACTATTTACTTAAGGATAACATGGTCCCAGGATTTACTACATCTACTAAAACAAGACCCGTAATGATTTCTAAACTAGAGACATATTATAGAGAGAAATCTCCAATAGTATATAGTAAGAGATTAATACAGGAATTATTTACTTTTGTTTGGAAAGATCACAAAGCAGAAGCTAGAGATGGATACAACGATGACTTAGTTATGTCTTTTGCTATTGGACTTTGGGTTAGGGACACTTCGTTGAAAATGAAAACTTTAGGTTTAAGTTTTTCTAGATCTTTACTAAATAACACAACAAAAACTATATACACTCCAAGTAACTCTAATAAAATGCATGATTCTTGGTCTATGAAAACTAGAAACAATGAATCAGAGAGTCTAACTTGGCTTATAAAATAAAAACATGGATAATTCAATACAAGCAAAACTAAAGAGATTATTCTCTACGCAAGTGATTGTTAGGAGAATAGGAAAAGATAGGATTAAAGTTATTGATACCTCTAGGCTACAAGGCGCAGGTACTAAAGATAAAGTAGGTTATACGGACAGATTCTCCGGTTTACATACATCTAGGCAATACGGGTATTCTCCTAACAATAATACCATAAATTTTCACTCTTCAAAGTTACAGATATTTACAGACTATGAAGCCATGGATACAGATCCAATCATAGCTTCTGCATTAGATATTTACGCAGACGAAAGTACGGTAATGTCAGTAGAGGGAGATTTGTTAAATATTAGTACTCCAAATGAGAATATCAAAAAAATACTCTATAATTTATTTTATGACATATTAAATATAGATTACAACTTATGGAGTTGGACAAGATCCTTATGTAAGTATGGAGATTTCTATTTATATTTAGACATAGAAGAGGGTCTTGGTATTAAAAATGTTGTTCCTTTATCAGCGTATGAAGTTAGAAGAATGGAAGGAACAAACCCAGAAAATCCCTATGAAGTTAAATTTATATACGAAGGATTACACACTACTCAAATGAGTCCGATTGTGTATAGAAATGATGAAAGAAAAAATAAAGAATTAGATTATCATGAAATAGCGCATTTTAGATTATTATCGGATAGTAATTTTTTACCTTACGGAAGAAGTCAAATAGAACCCGCAAGAAAGATTTTTAAAATGCTAACTTTGATGGAGGACGCTATGTTAATCCATAGAATAATGAGGGCTCCGGAAAGAAGAATTTTCAAGATAAATGTGGGAAGTATTCCGCCTAATGAAGTAGATAACTACATGTCAACTATTATATCTTCAATGAAGAAAACCCCTTATGTTGATGAAAAAACAGGAGATTATAACCTTAAGTTTAATCTCCAGAACATGTTAGAGGACTACTATCTACCGGTAAGGGGAAAAGATGCGAGTAGTGAAATAACAACACTTCCGGGTCTAGGCAATCAAGGTTTTATGGATGACATTGAATACGTTAGAAATAGAATGATGGCTGCCTTGAAAATCCCTAAACCTTTCTTGGGATATGATAAAGATACAGAAGGTAAGTCTATGATTGCTGCGGAGGACGTTAGATTCGCTAGAACTATAGAAAGAATACAGAAAATAATTGTATCAGAGTTAAATAAGATTGCTATCATTCACTTATATACTCAAGGATACAAAAACGAGGAATTAATTGATTTTTCTCTTTCTTTAAATAACCCATCTTTAGTTTACGAAAGACAGAAAGTAGAAATATTAACAGAGAAAATGAATTTAGCTCTAGTGATGCAAGATTCTAAATTATTCTCTAGGAAATATATACATGAGAACTTGTTCAAATTATCAGAATCAGAAAGATTAACAGAGGAAGAATTGATTATTGAGGACTTGATGACTACTTTTAGACACTCTCAAATAGAAACAGAAGGTAATGATCCAAAATTATCAGGTCAAAGTTTTGGTACTCCACATGATATGATGTCATTAAAATTAGCATCTAAAGGAAATGAAGTCGATGCACTATCATTTGACGATGGAGAAGAATTAGAATTTGCGGACAAGGAAGATAATCGAGGAAGACCTAAGAGAATTGGTACGTTTGGTACAAAAGACGATACAGTTAATGGTAGAGATTCCATGGGAGATAGGGATATGAAATCGAATTTAGAAGGAGAAAAAGACCCTTTAAAGGCAAGAAAAAGAGAGAACCCCGTCAATTTAGAATCAAAGCTAGTAAATTCTCTTAAGAGACAATTTGATAGTTCTATAGGAAATAAGAATCTAATTATCGAAAAATCATTTAAAGAAAACGAAAAAGCAGCAGGTACAGATTTGCTAAGTGAAAATAACTTGTTAGATTTAGAGTGATTTAGATAAACATTACAATATTTATTTAAAATAATTTCTTTTAATAAGAAATTCACAACTATAAAAAATGAAGAAAATAAAACACAAAAAGCACCGGAATACGGGATTGATTTTTGAAATGTTAGTGAAAAAAATGACTAGCAATGTATTACAGGGAGAAGGGATAAATGAAATATCCTCAATTATAAAAAAACACTTTTCAAACAATTCAGAGATTAGACAGGAGTTGACTTTCTATCAAATGTTAACTAAAGAGAAAGTAAACAGTCCTAACCTCGCTAATGAATTAATTGAATCTATAAAAGAAGCTAGAAACTCTCTAGACCTCGAAAAATTAAATAAAGAGAAATATAGATTATACAAAGACATTACATCATATTTCGGCGGGGATTCTTTCTTCGACATAAAAGTAGAAAACTATCAGAACTATGCTAGCATCTACACATTATTCGAATACAATCAATCGGATAATCCTCCAGTGATGGTCTCAAATAAACAAAATCTAATAGAATGTATATGCAATGTAGAACCATCTAATACCATGTCATCTGAATACTTAACAGAATCAGAAGATATAAGATTGTCAGCATTTGAGATAATGATTGAAAAGTATAATGATAAATATGATGGTCTATTAAGTGAGCAAAAAACATTATTAGGCAATTATATAAACATGGAGACATCATCAGATGAATTTAAAACATTTATTACATCTGAAACAAATAGATTGAAAGAATCCATTAATAGCATTATTCCTAAGATTGAAAATACAGCATCATCAAATAAATTAAATGAAATGATAGATGTCTTAGATCAAGTTAATAATGCAAAATACATCACAGAAGATCATATACATGTTATCATGAAATACTATGAGTTTGTAAATGTTATAGCAAAGTGAAAAATATAAAAAATAATAAAGAAACATTCATGAAATACCTATTTGAGTCTTTAAACAAGAACTATAAAGTGGGTAGCCCTACTAACGAGTCTTCATCTAAATATTTACCAATTGATGACGATGATGATATGAGTAATGAAATGAATGTTACTGGAAATTTAGATGGGGGAGAAGGCCCGCCGAGAACTCCATTGGTATTCAAGAAGAAAAAACCAGAGACAAAGGAAAAACCTTACAAATTCATAAAGAAAACAACTTTCAATAAAATAGAGCGGGATAAAGAAAAACAAAAAACCACTCCATTTTTAAAACAAGAATCCGTAATAAATTTTATAGACGAATTCTTAAAAAATATAAATAATGGCACAAAATAGAATACTCCTAATAGACTCCATATCTATTTTTAATCCTGTTAGCTGTGTATTAAATGAATCCAAAGGCAAAAACGGAGGATTGTTAGTTAAAGGAATATTACAAAGAGCTGATTCCGTAAATCATAATAAGAGAATGTACCCTCGAAAATTAATGGATGAGCAAGTTAGAAAATATCAGGATAAAATAAAAGAGGGTATAGCTTATGGAGAATTAGATCATCCGGAAAGAGCTGATACCTGGCTATCCGAGGCATCTCATATAATTACAGATATTTGGTGGGAGGGGGATGACATATACGGTATTGCTGAAATTTTAGACTGGACACCAAAGGGTAATTTACTAAGGAAATATTTTGATAAGGGACACACGGCAGGAATAAGTTCTCGAGGAGTTGGAACTTTAAGAGAAGCCGGACTTAGAAATGGTGCACCTTACTATGAAGTCGGAGAAGATTATGAAATGGTAGCTTTTGACTTTGTATCTAACCCATCTACACAAGGAGCATTCATGTCACCTGTAGTAATGAAAGAATCTAAAAGTTATTTTATAAATGTTGACACGCTAGCTGATGAAATCTTGAACATGTCAAAAATACTATAATGCCATCTGTAATATTTATGTCTTCTGATTTTAAGTTTAATAAGGACTTAAGTGATAAATTTAAATTTGTAAAAGACGAGGAGGGCAAAATTATTAAAGAGAGGAGCAATACATTTGTAAATTCTCAAATGAAAGAAAGGCTAAGTAAATTATTAGATAAGGAAACAAATATAATAACAAAGGAATTTAAATCTGCTTTAAAAAACAATAGAAAATTAAATTTAAAAAAAAGTGTAAAAGTTATTAAAAACCTAGAAAATTTCTATAAAAATACGGAATCTATCATAAAAAATAGTAAAATTATAATAGTATCTGACGTAGAAACTAGAAAATTATTTACAAAAAAAATAACTCCTGGAGGTGTAAATAGAGATACTTTCTTAGCTAGAATAGACAAAGTAGCAGAAAGAAATGGCTTAGTAGCAAAAAAATACTTGCTTTTATATTCTTACGATATAAATAAGGTATATAACGAAGACGAGTTTACTAAATTAGTTTCAAGCACAAGAGAGCAATATGTTAAAAGTTCTGATTCTGGAGCAGGTTTTATGACTCAAGTGGATAAAGGAGATAAAAGTAAATTTATAGAATATAACATGGGAGATTTTTTAAGTAGTGCTCCCGTCGGTGTTGAAGAATATAAAGGAGTAGAAGATGTTTTAAAAAAAGAAGAAGAAGCGAGTGAAGAGGCTGTTATAAATGATATTATAAAATTACAAAAAAAAGCCAAAGAAAATACAAAAATACTATTTAAACCCACAGGAAACATAGTAAAAGATTTAAAAATAGCAATAGGAAACAATTTATTACTAAAAGTAAAATACTTTAGCGACAGTAACACAGAAGAATTAGCTACAGGAGTTAGATTGATAGAGCCCGTAGCATTAGGACAATCTAAGCGAAATGCTAGTAAAGGATTAGCCCTGAGAGCTTGGTTAAAAAAGGGAGATACAAATAATCCAAAAGATAGACCGGGATGGAGATTTTTATATGTAGGAAACATAAAAAGTATAGAATTTACAGGAGATGTTTTTAATTATAAAAGACCTTCATACAACAGTACAGGAGATAAATGGATGGCATCTATTGTAGCTATAGCATCTTTTGACACAACTAGAATTTACGGTAAAGGCAGAAAAGCTGAAATATATACGTCAACAGTAAAAAGACTGACTTTACTTCTATCTGAATCTTCCGGAAAACAAGCTAGAACTTATGTAAAGAAATTATTAGAAATAAAAAAGAATCATGAGAGTGGTAAACAAGTCTTAGGATATGCTGATAGAGAATTATTATACTCATATTTCAAATAAAATCAATAAAATCATTTAAAAATAGCATTTTAGAAAAAATGTATAATATTTATTGATAACAATATCTTGTTTAATATAAGATTAAACGATTATAAAATATATTTAAGATTTACAATAGTCTTACAATCAAAATAGTAACATGAACGATTTATTAAAATCCGCAATTGCCGATGCAAAAGCTATAAAAGAAACAGCAATGCAAAATGCAAAAGCAACTCTCGAAGAGTCAATCTTTTACAAAGTATCTCCGCTTCTTGAAAATAAGGACGAAGAGGA